CACCTTTGCCCCCTCAGCGCAGGGGAAGCCCAAGACATTCCCGGACGGAATCAAGGGCTACATCGCTGCAGCCGGCTGGCTACCCAATGACCCAAAGTACATGAACGGCCCGTCGCTCAAGATCGCCATCGTCCCATCGGATGGTTCTGATGGTGTTGAAGACGTTACCCTCAAAATGGGTAAGACAATCTCGGAGTTCGAAATCAATGAAGATGGTTCTCTCTTCGCTTCTGACCAGCAAATGAACGAACTCGCCGGTCTTGCCGTATTCTGCGCCGCTCTCGAGAGTGTCGGAGTCAACTTCGAAAGCGCCAGATTCTCCCTCACCGATGATGAAGGTAAGACATGGCAGAACGCCAAGGGCTTCCAGGGACTCGAGTGCGATTGGAAGTGGCAGGAAGAAACAATGGAAGACCGGAAGAACCCCAATGCCCCACCCAAAACCTTTGAGAGATTGGTCCCAACGAAATTCTACGGCTACTTCGGCGAAGAGCCAGCGCCAGCACCGGCCCCGGCACCGGCGCCAGCGAAGAAGGTTGCTACCCCGGTAGCTACTTCGCCACCTACGAAAGCTGCCCCTGTAAAGGCAACCCCAAAAGCACCAACCCGGTAGCTGACCCAATGTCTGCAGTAAAGGATGCTGTTTACGTGTTCTGCACAGGCACATCGAAAACAACGCTGGAGATAGCTTCAATGCTCAAGAACAAACCTGAGTTCGCAAGCTTCGCTCCTAAATCCACGCAACTTGTGAAGGACATGACGGTATCCCTGCAGCTTAAGGAAGCCGCACCGGGAAAGTTCACGGCAGTAGCATAAGGAGCTATCCATGAGTACGAGGACGCTTAAAGTATCTGATATAGAGTGGCAAGACTTCAAAGATTGGATGCGTAAAGAGCAGGGGTTCATGACACTCGCTGCTTCGAGCGTCCTCAAACTCATGGACGAATATCTGAGAGACAAAGGATGGGTGCTGGTGTTGGGCGATAAAGATGGTCGAAGCCCTCAAGAGAACTCTCTGACACCAGGAGCTATAAAAGATAAAAACCTTAGCGGAGCGGTACGCGGTTAAGACTCCCGCGCACCCAAACCTTACTTGAAAGTCTCTCACAGTTTGTGGTAGAATATGGCAATGTTAGCCAAAGCCTACAGGGTTTTCGTTTTACTCTTAATGACCGGGGGGTGGTGGCCGGTTTTTATTTCCATTCTACTTAATGCGGATGGAAATATTCTAGCTATCCTTGTATCTGTCATGGGGATTGCGGCATTGCTGATGGTATTGTTTTCAACAGGTCGCGGTCTTTGGATGATAAACGACAATCAGCTTTAGTTTCTACTATCGAGAAGGAGTTTCCAATGATAACTATTTCTGCCCCTGTGCGCGTTGATAAGCCGTGGGGCCACGAGCATCTTATCGTAGACTCGGATGGCAAAGTGGTAGCCAAGACGTTGCATATTATCAAGGCGTCAAGGACATCACTCCAGTACCATAAGAAACGTTCAGAAATTATGACATTCCTAGATGATGGTTATCTAGAGGTACCGTGCATGATTACTGAGCATGATAGCCCTGACCACGTTGAATTTGCCAGAGTGTACCTCAGAACAGGTACTTCAGTAGTAATACCAGCTAATACTATCCACCGCGTTTCATCGCTTGCCGATACGCCACTGTCATTGCTTGAATGCTTCCCACGGCCAGAGGACTATGACGATACGGATATCGTTAGAATGGAAGATGACTATGGGCGGTCTATGTAAGAAAAAGAAACGTGCTACAACAGTCGTTGCGGTTTCAGGTTACTTCGACCCTCTCCATATCGGACACGTAAGATACATACAGGCCGCAAAGAAACTCGGTGACATCTTATGGGTCATACTTAATACGGATGAACAGGCAGTAGCCAAAAAGGGCTACTGCTTTATGCCTTACAAAGAACGTTCGGAAATCCTGCTTGCCATGAAGGACGTTAACGCCGTACTCCCCAATATAGACAATGACGGCTCTGTTGCCCAGAGTCTGAGTCATTACCACCCGAACATATTCGCAAAGGGTGGCGACCGTGGCCCATTTACTCTCCCGCCACAGGAAATCATAACGTGTAATAACCTTAATATCGAGATCAGATATAACGTTGGTGGTGAGAAATTACAATCAAGTTCAGAATTAGTAAGACAAAGATTAAAATAGAAGGAGCAATACTATGGAACATTGCTGGCATCAAACACCGGATACTGATGATATGCCGGCAGGAGAAGACGAAATCATCTCCCTAGAACAATGTTGTTGGTGTGGCAAAAAGCGGGTTGTAAGGTACAGGGTGTTACAGCCAAAAGGTCATGGGAAGTTCTGTCCCAACGATGATGTAGAATTCGAGGTACTAGGCATTCTGCCGTTTATGCACGAGGAATGCCAAGGCCGGTTAGGGGGAATTGATGCAGTCCTTGACTTTCCGTAACTCACTAGTTCAAGCCTACATGAACTGCCCGCGGTTGGCTGAATACCAGTACATACTCAAGATACCAGGCAGGGTAAGTTACAACCTGTTCCTAGGTGGTGCCTATCACAAAGCAGTTGGCGATAACCTTGCTCACAAGATGAAGACTGCAAAACTGTTGCCACTCAGCGATGTAGAGGATATATTCTCAACATCATGGGAAAAGAAAGACCAGATTGATGACGAGGAATCGCGCCATCTGGAGATTGACTTTGGCGATGAGGACCCGGGCATTATCAAGGACGAGGGCATACAACTTGTCCGTGCCCAGTACGACCAGAGAGCAAAAAAGATTAAGCCGATTGCCGTTGAAGAGAACTTTGAACTTGTCATTCCCGATACAGGGGTTGCCTTTACAGGAAGGATTGATGTCCGTGAGGAGCATGAGGCAATCATAGACCACAAGACATCAAAGCGCAGTAAGACCGTTTCCGATGTCGAGTCAAGCTTGCAACCTTACTCATATTCAATGAGCCGTTTCCTTAATGCCGGGGTTACTGCGCCGGTCAAGTTCAGTTTCCATACCGCCGTAAGGAAACGGACGCCGGAAGTCCAAGAAATGACAGTTGTTAGAACAATTGAGCACGTTAACTGGTATATCAACGAAGTCTTGAAACCAGTTATCGGGTTGATTAAGACAGGGCTGTTTCCGCCGAGGCCGAACATATTCACGTGCCCCGGCTGTCAGTTCGCTGGATTATGCCGACCGTGGATGCAGAAGTAGGAGAATACAGAAATGCACTTATGGATGGACTACAGACAACCTGATCCTACGAAGAAGAAGTTTCAGGAATTAATGAACGACAATGTCGAGATTTGCGACCTCGGGGACAGAGGTGGCGATTACCGGTTTATCATGGAGTGTCCTCCTCACTTGACTGTCGGCATGGAAGAGAAAACAATCGGTGCGCTATTGACCGATATGCAGACAAACAGGATTAAGGAACAACTGCGAGGCCTTGCCGAAGCAGTTGACATTCCAATACTGATGATACTCGGTTACTACAGTTGTTCATTCCCCAGGATGAATATCCGCACCAAATACGGTGAACGTAACTATAACTGGTTCTTTCTTGAGAACTGGTTACTTGAGATGTGGCACGCTGGCATTTACCACTATCGCTTCCCGTCTGAGGGCGCCGGGGCTGCCTATACTGCGGTGCAGAAAATCGTTTCATGGTACAACGACCCTGAGCATGTAGCCGGAAAGGCGCCGGTCCATTATGCCATCCCGTTGCTTGTGCGTGACCCTGTTATTGAAATGCTGACGTCTATAAAAGGCGTTGGGTTAGCAAGGGCAACTGCGATTAAGAAAGAATTCCCGAAGTTTATAGACTTCCTTGCCCAGCCGTTCAAGAAGCTTAAAGGCGCCGTGCCCGATGTGGGCCCGCAGACAATCAATGACATCTTTGAAGTCTTCGGCAGACCTCAGAACGACAATACGATTTATACCCCTCAAGCCTATATCCCCGAAAAGAAAACGAAAGGAGATGCAGGTGGGCAGAATAAGAAGATTTAAGGACCTTGAAACCGACATACTGGATACTCCGGATGAACAGCAGACATGTCCAACGTGCGGTAAGAACGTAAGAAAGAAAGGCGAGTTCTTCTGCGGATGGTGCACAAAGGCCCTCGTCGAGCCGATTTCTCCTGAGTCAATAATCAAGTTGCGAGAGGAGAAGTGCCCGACGTCCAATAAGAAGGACGAACTCTGGTTCATGTCCCGTGAGAACGGGGACCACTTTATGGGGGTGCGTTTAGCCGGCGGTAGTTCATGGATTAAAGTGAATTGCCTTATTACTAAGGATGGCAAGATCGCACCACCGCCTCAATATATCCCCGAAGTAAGGCGACCGATTGATATGCCGATAGAACTTGTGCAGGTGATGGAAGAGGCGGTACCGATTGACGCTCCACCAGCTCAGCCGACTGACGTAAAGTCCATATTGATGGACGAATCATTAACGATGGAGCAAAAGGGTAAGTTGCTGGGCAAATCCCGTGGATGGGTCTTTACTCGCGTCAAAGCCTTGCGAGAAGGGCAAGATTTAGCGTCCATTCCGACAAGGCAAAGGAATTCTACTGGAGCAAGCGAGAAGCCTCAAAAACAGCCTAAAATCAACGTCCCTGAGGCTTCTGGTGAAGTAATCAAGAAAGGCAGGACAACTTTCATACCGCTATGAAGACAGTCTATGTAGATGCCAACCCGCACCAAATCTGTTACAAGGTAAAGGATGAACCGCCTCGGATAAAGGAAATTGAAACAGCAACTAACAATGAGGCTGAGTATATGGCGGTTATCTGGGCGCTGGAGTCTATACCCGATGATGTAAATATCGTGTCAGACAGTCAGCTTATAATTAATCAGCTTCGCTGCGAATGGTCGATTAAAGAGAAGCGGTTACAGGCATTAGCGCATCAAGCTTTCAAGCTTTGTGACGGCCGTAAGGTCACTTTTGAGTGGACACCACGGGAACGCAATCCCGCTGGCAAGGTACTCGGATAGTAAATAAATAAAAGGAGTTTATATGCCAAAGAAACAAGACGAACCTACCTCTGCTCTGGTCCCTGCTTCAGTACAGGGAGTTATAAATACTGAAATCATAAAGAAAGAACAGGCGCAGATTTCCGAACTCTCGCAACTCATGACTGTCGCTGGCTTTCCACGGGAAGCAATACCAGCATTCCTGATGTCGGCACAATCCCGTGCTTCGTTGTTCAACTGTATTGAACAGCAACGGCGCCTGCCCGACAACGAACGTTCAGCGCTGTTAAAGGTGAAGCCGGGTACGTACATTGACAAGAAGACACTCAAGATGATTGACCAGTTCGTCAACATCGCCAATGTGCCGTATGACACCGTGTCTATCATCAGCGGCCGGCCCTACGCTGGTGTTGACGGTAGAAAGTGGCGACTTGATGCCGACCCAAGGCTGAAGAAGTCCATTACTTTCCGCAACCTTAATGTTCATGAGGAAAGTCAGGACCCGTGGGCGCAGATTGATGTTGTCATCGAATTCTGGAATGGCGAACACTACGACGGGCACGGTATCTGTACCCTGTCCGGCGCCAAGATGCAAGCAGGCGCTTCAGCCAATCTCGAGCGAGTAGTCAACATGGCTCGCACAAGAGCGTTCGGAGATGCCTGCCGTAAGGCTCTCGGTGAAGGGCTTGGCTCAATGCCGGAAGAAATGGATTCCGACTCCATGCCGCAAAGGACACCGAAGATTACCGTGGAAAAGGTTGAGCCTAAAGTCGACCCGACAGCCACGAATACAGAACCGCCATTCTCCGACAAAACTGTTTGCTTCAAGAAAGTAAGAGAACAGTTTGGTCTCCTTCCTAATCAGGTGCTCTCAGCACTTGGCGGCCGCACCGCAGCACAGGTCACTCAGGAAGAAATCTGGAATAAAGCAAAGGAGATTGCTACTAAAGCGGCTTCCTAATGTACCTAGGTTTTAACAAAACCGCGGGCGGCGGTCATCTGATTCCTGGACGTAGTGGCATCGAATGGATTGTCTACGAAGTATCCCAAGACGATTGGTGGCGCTACGTTCAGGAACAGGTGGCCAATGGTGTAGACCCGTCAACCATCGTGTTGCCGGATTGTAGCAAAGCATACTTAAAGGCTGTTGCGGAAGAGAAGCATAAGGAACTGTTGGCCCTGTGGCCGATTATCTTCCGAGCAATTGACAGCGGGAACTCGTCTCTGTTGGAGATGACAAAAGAGAAATTCAGAACATCCTTAATGGAATGGGCAAGGAGTAATCGTGGTTAATCATAAAGCAGTAATTGATTATAAGAAGAAACATCCGGACGTTACGCTTCGCCATATCAGCAAGAAGTTTGACTGTTCATACGAGAACATCCGTCAAATCTTTGTTAGGAAAGCACCCGAGATGTACAAGGCAATGCTTGGCGCAAGAAAGACAAAGAATATGCACCTGTGCGCCAACCCAAGTTGCGGTAAGCCGATAGCAGGACACAGGATATTCTGCAATATGGCATGTCAGTCTGCCTCACACTACAAGGCAGTCAAATGCGCATGGTGCGGGAAGACGATACAAATCCGTATGTCTCAGATTAAATATCGTGCCAAGATAGACAGGAATGAATACTGTTGTAGCCGTTCACACCGGTCGCATCTAACGTGGTCCCGAACCAGAGGGGTAAGAATTGACGTATAAAATCCACTATGCTAATATAGGGAAAGAGGTTAGACATTAGTACTAAACCGAAGTTAACAAACCAAGAAAAAGATTGGGAGTCATTACTACTCAAAGCCGATCTTAAAGAACTGAAGTATGTAGCTTGGTCCCTCGGCAAGGAATTCGAAAACCTTGAGTTGTTCGGTATTTGCGATCTTCATCTCGGCAACCCCTTTTGTTCCCTACCCCATTTCCTTGAGTTAAGGGACTACATCGCCACCACCCCCAACGCCTACGCTATCTGCATTGGCGATCTCATTGAAGCAAATCTCCTTGACTCGAAAGGGTCAGCTTGGGACCAGATTATTACCCCATCGAAGCAGAAGCGTGCGGTCATCGAGATTTTGAAACCAATCAAGCATAAGATTCTAGGAATGACCAGTGGCAACCATGAGGCACGCATATACCGCAACACCAGCACGGACGTCTCTGAGGAAATGGCTACCGAACTGGGCGTGCCGTATTTCCCCGATGGTATCTATCTCAAGGTTACTTTTGGAAGTAGCAATTACTCTCTCCCCGATAGGGGCTACTCTTTCTGGGTCTATGGCACTCATGGGTGGGGTGGTGCTAGGCGTATAGGCTCGAAAGTAGTCAAGGTGGAAGACCTCGGCGATGCCGTCCATGCTGATGTCTATCTGATTGCTCATGACCACACAACCCACACTCACCCGCAGAACTATCTAGTACCTGATAACAGGACATACGCTGTAGATGGCAAGCCGTGGAAAGTCGGTCTTGCTAGAAACCACCGCAAGAACTTTGTTGGTTGCGGTGCCTGGGTCAAATGGGGCGGTTATGCCCAGCGTGGCGGTCATCAACCGACAGACCTTGGCACGTCAAAGATAATCCTTCATGGGTTACATCACGGACGCCGTGATGTCGAGGTCTGCTCCAAGGGCAATGTCTGGGGCAAGAAAAGGTCCTAAGTGAAATATGGCATCTGCGGTCACAGGGTGACTCAGCTTGTTACATATGAATGGTTAGGGCTTGATAAAGAACTCAAGATATCCAAACACAACGGTCCGCTATGCAGTAAGTGCGCAAAGTTATTTAAGGCGAAGAGAATAGATGAACGAAACTGAATACACTAACTTCCTGTGCAAGTTCGAGGAAAGAACGCTTGACGATATCGAGAACGGCGCCGGGCTGGAATATCCATTGACTCAAAACTTCGTTGATACTCCGGCTGGCTATCTCAGCTTTGATGAGATATTCCTCATCATACATAAGCACGTCGGCAATAAGTCATTTGTCATTAGTGTTCTGCCTACCGACAAGGTGATAGAACATAGACAATTTTGCGGAAGCATTGGCATCCATGACAGGCTTGGTCGTAGAGAAATTCGGTTCGAGGAGATTACTTTCATTTTGCAGGAACTGGACATTGTCGAGATTGTTGCCCTGCCTGTTGGCAGGATAGTTACTCATGGGTGGGTATATAATGTAGCCGAGGTTAATGTTGATGTAAGTGAACCTGGCGAACTCGAGGTCTTTCTGGACGTAATCTGTAAGGCTGGCGGACAGTTAATCACTTCCGACAAAGACAAGCACATAGAACGGTGGCGATTTAGGGGAGACATTGATATTGACTTTCACCTTAAGACAACTTAAGATTATGTTGCGTCGCGGGTGTGGAGAAACGGCATCTCACAACCCCCATGCGGTTGAAATAGGCGGTTCGACTCCGTCCCCCGCTACCATGCCCAGTTCTGGCAACCACCAGTTAACTGGGCTTTTATTTTCTAGCCACAGGTCAGTTACCGTGAGTAATTCCTAGGCTCTTACTTATGGCGTGCACCAGTGGCGAGGTAGCCGGGTACCGAAGACTGGGGGCCGACCCGGAGTGTAGGCCCCTAATAAGAAAAGAGTTATGTCATTATCTAGTACGTCGCACGGAATCAAGCACCGTGAAAAGCCGAATGACAAGTTCTATACTCCCAGGGTTTTGGCTGGAAAACTAATTAGCTCTACCCCGCTTATAGAGAATGATGTTGTGATGGAGCCGTTTCGAGGAAGCGGGGCTTTCTATGACAATCTGCCCGACTTTGTTGATAAGAGATGGGCAGAGATGGAAGACGGCAAGGACGCTTTTTGGTTTCCCGCCAATGTTGATTGGATAGTTACAAATCCGCCGTATTCAATGATTGACAAGACGCTATCAACGGCAACGGCATCATGTCGTAAAGGCTTTGGGTTATTACTGCTGATGCATGCTATAACTCCGGCACGCCTTGAGTATTGTCAACAGCGCGGGTTTGGATTGTCAACCATGTTTCTAACAAAAGTCTTTAATTGGTATGGCATTAGTGCGTATTGTATATGGCGCCGTGGCTTTGCCGACAGCACCGAAATTACTTGGGATAGGATTGTGTGGCGAAGCGACGAGCCGATAGAGCGAGGAGCGAGCCTATGAAGAAAGTGCTATTAACACAAAAGGAGTTTGACCAGATTCCCCATGAAGAGTATATCGTGCTTGTTAGGGCGATTGCGCTAAGGCAGTCGCTTAACAAAGGGTGGAATGCTTTGGTAGCAAGGATGATCCGTATACTCGGTATGCCGGACAATGCGGCTAGTTCATGGGAAAAGGTCGACTTTGTGCTTATGTCTGACGACACCACTTATAGACCAGAAACTATATTCAGGAACTAATATGAGTAAAGGCATCTGCCCAATATTTCGTATCCATCCTACTATAGTATTGCCGGACGAGATTGACTGCGTTGGCGAAGCGTGTCAATGGTGGGTTGACGGCAGGTGTGCCGTGGCTACTATAGCTATCTCGCTAAATCTACTAGCAGAAAAGGAAGCACATCCGGACATGGATATTGTAGTATAATTTGCTTATACAGGTATTGAGTCGGAAACTCGTTTAATGGGTATATCCTATCCCGCCTGTGTAATGGTGCGGTAGCCTGTTGGATGGTGGCAAAACGTAGGTTGCTATAACTCCCCGATAAGGAAATCCACCAAGGGGAGCCATGAATACCGCCGTGAAGCCGGGGACTGGGCAACCAGAGGCGCTTTAATGCACTTTAGTAGAGTCGCATTATACTCCCGGATACCGCACCGCTTTTTACTTTTGAAAGGAGAAACATGAGGATTATCTACTACACTAGTGGTCGTGCCAAAGAGTATTGCAACATGGCACTAAATCTGTATGATGGATGCACACACGGTTGCATCTACTGCTACGGACCGGAGACATTACATCTTACTCGAGAGCAGTACAGCGTCCCGAAGATGAAGCCCGATGCTTTCAAGAAACTCGAAATGGATGTCGCGTTCATGTATGACCATGCCAACTGGGGCCCCGTGCTGATGTCGTTCTCCTGCGACCCATATATGCCTGGGGTTGAGAGCGATACCCAATTAGCTATGCGTATATTTAACAGATACAGCATAAACTACAAGATACTAACAAAGGCTGGGGCTGTCGTCCGTGACGACTTTAATCTTTACAAGGGCTTTGATGAATTCGGCACCACGCTTACTTTTAATAACTGTAGCGACTCTCTCCTGTGGGAGCCGAGTGCTGCCTTGCCGGAAGTCAGACTCAAGAACTTGGAAGTGGCGCATGACTATAAGATTAGAACATGGGTAAGTTGCGAACCCGTGGTTTATCCGGAGCAAACCTTGTCTCTTATCGAGAAGTCAGCAAAGTATGTTGACACTTATAAAATTGGCAAGTTGAACTATCACCCGCTTGCCGAGCAAGTTAACTGGACAAAGTTCGCTAGGGATGTTGTGGCGCTCCTGAGGAAACTGAAGAAGTCATACTACATCAAGAAGGACCTCGCTGTTCACCTTGGAAGCCTCAAGGGAATAGAATGTAAAGCAGAAGCTTAAAATGAAACAAGGCACTATCTCTATACTGTTCGGTTGCCATTCGTTTGTCCATTGTTTTCTAGTTTGGCTATCATGGCGAAAGCTGTACGGGAAGTTCCCAACTTTCAAAGAAACCGTCTGCATCCTGTTGCACGATATAGGGCATTGGGGCCTTGACTACTTGAATGATGTCGAGCAGAAAAAGGCGCATTGGCGGACAGGTGCTACGATTGCCGGTCGGTGGTTCGGGTTTGAATACTTTTTGTTAACAGCCGGACACTGCGAGTATTCACGGCTTCCAAGCTCGAAAATGGCCAAGGCTGATAAGTATTCGTGGTACATAGCCCCACGATTATGGGTTTATACTAACTGCCTTTTTGAGCCGAAACTCATGAACGGCTTATCGTTTTGGAAAGCGACAGACCTGTTTAAGGCGCGGGTTAAAGACTCCATTGAGTCCGGGGAATTCCGTTCCACGCACCAGTTCTATCTTGAACGCCATCAGAATTAACGTCCATTTTGCCTAGCCTATAGTTTCATACTGCCAGCTTGTCCAGCAGGCTAAAAAGTGGCTTCTTGAATGAAATGGACAGTACCCTAACGGCGTTTCAACAGGCGAAGACTCCATATACAGAATGACAACCCGAACGCGAACAGCAGGACCAGCGATATTAACTCGAGGTCAAGTATCGGCTGGATTTCATACCACCTGCCTATCCACCACAGGTAGACTATATCCGCTGTCGTAACTGTCAATAGCGACCCGGTAAGTGCGCCTGATACGAGATACAGACATCTCATTACATTACCGGTGAAATCCTATGTGCTATTAGGTTAGAGCCAATATGTATTGTATCGTCTACAACTACAGGCGAATACTGCGCCCACTGAAACTGAACCGTTCCAGCAACGGTACCACCAACGTAAAGCATATCAACTGCGTGATATTTACTATCACCACCCTGCCATACTGATTCGCCGGTGGCATCAGTTCCATTCAATGGTGTTCCGTCAACCGATTGGTACCACCACGTCATTGATGCACCAGAGGGTATGGTAAATTTCCATTTCAAGTCTGAGGTACCATTGAATGTAATTTTAAGTGTCATCCTAATTTGATAGACATCGTTAGCTGCTACCGTGAGTTTCAAGTGAGTATCATCTTGAAGAGTAGTACTATTGTTGATTGTCTGGTTAGCAGCTTTCCAAACCATCTTAATCAGGTTGTCCGTCCGCGCTACAGAAATCGTGTCCCAGCTTGAGCCGTTGCTACGATACAGGACCGATTCATCGCTGGCGAAATACAAGAACCCCTTGTTTGACGCTGATGCTGCCGGACGGTTAGCCAGCGTACCATAATAAGTCAGAAGATATCCATCGTCAGTCGCACCTGTATGCTTGTGCCCTGTTGCTTCATCCAGAACATCATCACGCAATAGGTTCAGAAAGTCAGCACTACAAAGGTCCTGATTGGTAAACGGACGACTCATATTCGCTGTCATTTTAGTTACCTCTCATAAGTCACTTTGACAGTAGCAGTTCCGCCAACGCCAATATACTTCATCCGGCTTATAGTCGTTGCGCCCTCGAGCGTTAACACATCGCCGGGGTCAAGAACGTGTCCGGAAGAAGCCGTAGGCGTTCCGCTATGAACCCAGTACCGCAACTGATTACTCTCTATTGTCAGCACTGCTTTCTGAGCTGGTGCCTCTCCTGTCGGCTGGTACTTCGTAGGGTCTAGCGACCCATACGAAGACGTCCCTGCTGAAATCTCTTCATTGTTGTAAGGCACATAAGGCATTGAACCCTCCTCGTCCTGTTCTTCGGAATATACCTCCCATATTGCCGTTACAGGATCATTAGTCTCTTTAGTAACATTCACTGCTGCTCTTGCCCAACAGTTTCCATTCTTTACTGCATTTGCCCAGTCGACATCTGCTGTTCCTGCAGCAGCTAGTTCCACACCAACCCTCAGCGCGTTAGCTGTGCCCGACAGTGTCTTTTGCGCTGAAAGTACCTCGTAACTCGCAGTACCAGAATTATAGCCGGAGTAAGTCGTTGTGTACCCATCATAGATGAAAGCCCTTGCCAGCGATGCGCTACCAGCTTTAACCGCCACACGGAATGTGAACTGTTGGCTTACCCATGACGAGTCAAATGAAGCGTTCTGATACAACTGGGCATTGGCAGCAGTACCGGAAAAGCGACATGCAGCAGAACCCTCATAAACGCTTGCTGTTCCGGATATAGAACCGGGAGTGCCACCGGACCACAACCATGAGTTAGGTGAAGCTGGCGTCCCGGGCGTCCATGTCTCGAACCAGTTATTGTTTATAGTGACAGTCCCACCATCGAAAAGACCCATCTCTTTAATGTTAACACTAGCCGAACCTGGCGGGACCGGTGGCTCGTGGGTAGTAAAGGTTGTAGCTATTCTAGCGTAATACGTTGCTCTGGCTAAACGACTAACGGCAGACTTCCTGTATATCTCGTTATACAGCGCCGTATCCCCTACTGAGGCGGCAACCGTCCCATAACCAATGGCTATATAAGATGGCGGGGTAACTGTACCGCCTGTCCACCATGTAGCTAGTTGTTCTCTTGCGTAAGTAGTCGTGAGGTTTTTGAAAGTAACCCCATTAACTGTTACTTGGCCTCTTACATTCATTTCCATATTCTACACTATTACCCCCTGAGAAACGAAGTAGTTACCACCGGCAATCGCCAAAATCTCGGCTGATGTCAGTATTTTCCCCGGCATAATGCTTAGCCTTGCGAATGAGCCTGTGAATTTCTGCAGGTTGAGAGGAGTCGCGCCAAGGTATAAAGTAGAACCGGACGGGGCTATTGTTCTAGCAGAATAATTATAAAGCGACTCAGTTAATACTCCGGTACTCAAATCAACCCAATAGGTAGCAAAAACCGTACCATTAAAAGTAAAAGCCGATAGATACCACTTATTCATGTCACCTGAAGTTAACTGCTTGGCAATCATACCGTTACCGGTCCCTAGATTCCAAGTAACGCCCCAGTAGTAAAATCCACTGGTTTGGCTATAGAACTTCCAACCGCCTACTCCTGTGTAGTCATATACAATAGCTTGGTCGGTCAGGATATTCTCTGGACGGAATATTACATAAACAGAGCCTGTCGCAAGATTTGTCGCCAATCCGCTACCGGTAGCAGCCGAGCAAGTTGAAGTCGAGCCGTTCATACGATAGACGGTCTGCTCTCGAGTAGTCGCTTCAGACCAACAGATTGAGGCAGTCAACCACGACGAGAAGAGGTATACCAAATACCCGATAGAAGTAGTGCCAATCTTTCTATCCTGAATTTGACCGCCAGTGCCGTAGAACCAATCGTTCCCATCGTAGAAGTCATACAATGTTAATAACTGCTGGTCCAACGAACACAACTGTACTTCCGAGAAATACTGTTGCCTGTCAAGTCGAGCCGGATACCTGGAGTTCTGACAAAGGAAACTGGATGACAGCACAGAACCCTCTCCACGCTCGGCATATCTGTATCGTTCGATAGACTGCGTCTGCCGTCGCCCACGTCGTTCCGGCGCTTTGTCATGCTTGCCTAACAGTACTGCTAAATCTTCAAGTTGTCCCATCTAATTACCCCACGGCGTATTCGAGAAATCAACTTCGGATCGAACCCATTCACCAGACGGATAGGTGCGCTTGACGGACTGAACATATGCCTCTACAACAAAAGGATTCTCTTTCTCGCCTCTCACGACCGAGGAGATAACTACCTTTTGCCCCGCCTTCCACCCCGGAAGCATTGAGTAAAAGGACCCGTTCACGGCTGGTTGCCCGTAGCGTAGCAGGGCACGATTGGCAGCCTGCATGATTTGTTCCCTGTCCGTCCTGTCGTAGATTTGCGCTTCAGATACTTTTATCTCATACTGCCCTGACGAAATACGTCCTTCCCTGTCACGAACTTCCTCAACGCTGTCACGGCTGAATACCACATCCTCGAATTCCTCTGCAGCATAGTATTGTATTTCTAGGACAGCCTGTGTGCCAACCACGACAGTACCAGGGGTCCCGTAATAATACTGGAGAGGGAAGTTATCGGGTAGGCGGATTGAGTTCATCTCCGGATTCCAGTAAATAGTATTCGCCCCGCCTTTACCATCACCAAACCGCCCTTCCTTGTAGTCTACTTTAACGTCATTAAGAGTACGTTCAATCGCCCCGTCTACACGGTTCTTAATCCAACCTCTCATAAGAGTATTTAGTTCGGCACTCCCTGGGTTATCAGGACAGAAAGCATCGCGGGTTAACGCAAAGAAATACTTAGTCTCCCAGTCGGTAGTAAAGGAGTCGGTCGTCATTGTTGGTGCTGCCTCTTTTGCTTCAGCGACAATGACACGATTGCGCAGTTGCGTAAAGTCTTCTGTAATAACCAGGTCGCCGTAGACAAGATTATCGTTATCGGCATCAATAACAATTGCCCCGCTTGCCGTAGTTACCGGAGTATTAGCGCCCTCAAACAGCTTGTGCGGATAATTGAAGTGCACGTCCTTCTCATAGTCAATGTACCATTGGCATCCCATAGCTTCGGCAAGTTCATCCATCGCCTGTGACGGTTCTACGTTCTTCCATTGAAAGGCTGGGCAGTCGGCAATCTCAACAACATTATCGGTAGTGAATATTGGTTCTATGCTAGCCTCATTGGAATAACGGTTAGGGCCGGCGCCAAGAATAGTATCGTCGTCGAGCATCCCGATGATTTCCCTTGTCGTTCGGCCGGCCTCGATATCAAGAGTCACAAGATGGCGGTCAAACCAGTGTGTCCAGTCCTGGCACTCAACCTCATACTGGAAAGTGACGGGGTTGAGCATCGTCTGTGTCACCGTCATAATCTGGCCCCAGAACTCGATTTCCTCGTAGACACGGGTAGCGAACCCCTCAGATGAAGCATGCGGGTACTTCAGTAAGTTGCTTACTATTTTGATGTTGTTTCCGGCTAACGGCTTGCGAGTTTCCCAACCTTTAATCTTCATAGTAAAATGCAACGAGTCAGCTTTAACCTTGATGCTATCAGTTATATTGACGCTGGTAATATCTACATACGCTGTGATATCCACAACACCGCGTTGCCTGTCTATGAGATAAATCGTTATCATCTTATCTCACCGACACCGGAATGTAGTTCCGTAACTTTCGCATAATACTCTCAGATACGACATCAGCTAATGCATCGGCACCATGCTTGTCCAGTATGTAGTTCCCTGTGACATTAACCACGATTTGCGGCATCCTTGAAAGCGGGATAACTGCCTCTGGTCCCCGTTCTCCTATGATGGCGCGGGTGGGGCGGGTAACTATTCCGCCATTGGCAAATGGCTGTCCTGGGAATTGAGGATATGGAGAGGTATAATCAATCGGATAAGGCGGGTTCGTATACGTGCCACCCATTGTATTCATACCAGCTTGCTTGAGGTTGTTAATTGACCTAGCAAGTGCGTTATTAGCAGCAATCTGCTCGGCAATGGCTTTTGTATTAGCCTCGCTGAGTTGCTTTAATTCCGCCTTATAATCCTCAACCTTAAAGTCCCAATGAAGCTTCTCGCCTACCCACGGAATTTTGTTCCAGCTATCTACAATCGTTTGTATAAATGGGCCAAATACTTCCATGAAGCTGACAGAGAAACTAATGAAGTAGCCTTTTAATGTCAGCCACGCTACATTGATCTCTCCTGCAACCAGCGACCACCATTCAGGACGGAAGAAGTCAGGCTTAACACTTTCCCACCAATTCTGTACAGTTTTAGCTAAATCCGAGATATACCCGCCCCAAGTATTAGGCTTCAGGAAGTCTGGTATCCAATCAAGTTGTTTGATATCTTCCCATTTCGTTGCCCACCATTCGGCATTGAAGATGTCCGGCAGAGAAACGTTCCACTCCCCGAACTTGCTTATCCACCAATCGGTAGTCAGCCATTCAGGGACTTTGATATTTATTTTCCACATCCCGAATATCCTGGCAACCCATCCCCAAAGGCGACTGAACCAACCAGTAACAACAGCTAACGGGCCAGAAATCATTTGCCACCCACGCCATAAGTCGCGCAATCTCAGTGTGATAGTTTTGAACCCCTCTGATAGTTTCTCGACTACAGGATTAACAAACACTTTGATGCGCTGGGTGAAGTTCTCCATCCCGGTTGCGCCACCAGCTTTAGCGTCGGTAAGCGGGATGATGGCCTCGGGACCAGCTTCACCAACTAACCCAATAGTCGGCTTTGTTACAATGCCACCAGTAGCAAATCCGAAAATCGGCGTTATTGGATGACCAAGTGCTTCGGCGCGATTGCGAATTCGCAATGCTTCTGCCTTATCGCCTCTCTCCACGGCTCTTTCGTACATCAACTGTTCGTTGACATCACTTCCGCCAGCAAACAAACCACCAACTAGTGATGCTAAAAGAAAATAGACGCTACTTTTAGCCACAGTTTTACCTACCCCTCGGCCCGCTCCACCAGTTGCCCTTTTGCCTGTTGCAGCAGCAGCACCTCCTGCCCCTGCAGCAGCACCACCAGCGGCAGCAGCACCACCAGTGGCAACCACACCAGTAGCACCAGCCGATGCCACCATTCGGGCAGATGCTATATTAATGGCTTTTGTAACGTTCCATAAGCTTGGAATAAAGACCTTCAGCAGGAAGTACCCTAATGTTACTTGAGAGGCTATTACAGCCATAATCCCAACGATACTTAAGGCTTTTCCTATCACCGGGTACGCCTCGATCGTCCTACCTATCCAGCCTAGAATAGTTCCGGTAATCTGGGCTATCGGCTTGATAACCTTGACCAGTATATTGAGGCCCTCGGCCAGCACGACGCTGAACTCTTTGCCAAGCGCTTTAACAAACCCTAGAATCTCTTGTACGCCCTCGCCGATAACTTTCATGTTCCAGCGGAATTCATCAAGCTTTGCGCCTCCCTTGAATATGCTGATGAAGTTGCTGGCAAGTTCTTTAACGACCTGATTTACAGTCTGTAATACTGGTATCCCAAGATATTGGTATAAAGGCTCAAACATTGCCGTACCAATATCTTTCTTTAGCTTCTTAGTCGTCTTCGTTAAGGCGTTCCAAGCACTTATCATCGGACGGCTGTATTCAGCAGCACCGATCATTACATCTTTTACAAAGCTGAACGCTTTAGCTAAAAGCAGAAGTTCGGAAGTTAGAGCAGCAACAGGCAAAACCACCTGTGGCAGGGAGAACTTCAGGAATATCAAGGAGAAGCCTGTTTGAATGATAGAACCCTGCATTGCACCAAAGGCAAGCATTGCGCCATGGGCAGCGTAGCTTAACATATCGAGCCTTGCCCTAACATTGGGATCAAGCTGTGTCCATCCGCCAGTGCCTGTTGCCTTATAGCGACGTTCGGCTTCTACCAGGGTCGGGATAATTTCCTTTTCCAGCGCCTTTTTCATATTGGAAATAAGGTCACGTATTTGGGCATCAGGTATATTCAGGTCCTCGATTGCCATCAGCCTGCCAAACAAGTCCTTTGCCTGCCCGATAGACATCGGCTTGCGGGACATTATTACATTGAACAACTGCTCCAGTTCGGGAGATACTTTACCTTGAGTGCCCAGTACTTTGTTAAGTTCGTCAGCGTAAGCAGACAAGGCGTTCGTTGCTATAATCTGCTCGTTCGTGAGTTTCTCGCCATAGATAGTAGCGATGTCGTTAAGGCTCCTCTGAAACTTGGTAGCCTTGCCGGTTGCGTCATCAGCAACCTCGCCAAAGAACTGCATTTCCCTGGCAACCTTGAGTATAGCTTCCGGAGTAATTTGGGCACTTTCCGAAAGAGCCATTAGCGTTGTTAGTATCTTCTCGCGGAGTTGAACAAGGTCCCTGCCACCCATACTCTGTATTTCGTTCTTGACAACCTTGAGTTGGTTCTTCAGCTTGAAGCGTTGTACGTTAGCTTTCTCGCTTCTAACGTTCCTCAAGTCCTCAAGCTTATTGACAATCTCCAGTTCTTTTGCGACTTTCTTTTCCATCTGGACTTTGGTAGACGGGAAAGCAAGGCGGAAATCATCAGCGACACCAAGCACACTTGCCCGAACTGAAGACGCCCAGTTCTGCTGGTCAGTTTTCATCTTTTCGTAGATACTATGGACGTCTTTTCCGCCCTGAGCGAGTACATTTTTAATTTGCCCAGTTGCTTTAACTGCCTGCTCACCGGATTTAGCGACTATCTTTTCCAGTTGCCGTGGAGAAACATTGCCGCTCTTCATGACACGCTGGATTTCTTCCTGTAATCCTCTGGCCGCCGGAGTAGTTGCCCGTATCGTATTCAGGATGTTACCGAGTTCAATACCTAACGGCGCAATCCTGGCACGGGCCAAGCCCTCAAGTTTAGCTTTGGTTAACTCAACTCTGGACTGTATCTCGTTGAGCTTCTCAAAGCCCTCGGCATGCATCCGTACATTAGCAGACCATTCACCTAGATTTGGCATTTAACCTCTCCTCTAACCACCGTGCCTTGCTCTCCTCCTCTCAGGTATTCTCCGGCTAGCACTACCGCCATGCGTAATGATAGTGGTTGCTTCGGGCCTGAACACACCGGAAACGTGTTGCGGATTGAATGCGCCAACAAGCAACGTTGCCGAACGTATAGCGTCTTCCAGCCATAATGTCCAGTTCTGCATCAGCCTTTGTCCTATCTTCATCCGTAATTGCCTGCCACGCATACCTGCCGAACCAATATGGCGGGCAAGAACCCAACCGACACTCTTGTAACCCGAGCGTGTTGGAAGTTTATGGGTCTTCATTTTATACTTGCCTTTGACCTTGATACGTGAAGTAATCGTTTGTGGCGGGATAGTAATCCCATGCTCGAGTGCCCACATACCCAATCTCTCACGGCCCTGAGGGGATATCTCTTTAAGAGCATTGCCCTGTATACCAAGAACACCAGGGGGCAAGCCTCTATCAAGCACGGGGAGATACGACATAACAGGCCTCGAGGTATTACGTTCAGAGTTCTCAACACCTTGAGGGAAATAGCCAACATAGCCACGATAGCCCGATTCCTCCGTAGGATCGGGAACTTTCTTCATGCGGATTGCCCCGAACGACTGACCGGTATACATATCGACTTCTTCATTATGAATAAACTGAATCATCAGCTTGAAGTTGTGCAACATGATGTCCTGGACCTTGGCGAGAATAGGCTCGATGTTTTCCTCACGAAAGTACTTTAGCTTGATACCGAACTTTGACAGGTCTTTAGCGTCAACATCGAACCGTATCTTCAGTCCGCTTTCGACTACCGGCAGAGGCAAGGGGGGTGGCAACGCGGGGCGACCTACTTTGGGTCTAACAGGCCACGCTCCTAGAGAACCAAACTTTGTTGGCTTCTTCGTCGGGGTCCCCGAACTAGCGAGTTTGGGATTCCTAACGAGACTTGGTATTCGTATGAGTTTGCTTAGCTTTGGCATTGTCCATCATCATCTTGTTATGTTTGCCCTCGAGGTCAAGGACATAAGCTATTCTATTTAAGGTGCCGATTGTATATTCCTCTTCCAGTTGTTTCTCGGTACATTTTAACGTCCTCATCAACTGTATTGTAGTATACCACGGCGGGAGAGGGACCTGACCTGTATACGTCTCGTTAATGACTGCCCAGATTAGGTCCCTTTCGTTTCCGGGAGTTCATCCTCTTTCCGTATTTCATTGGTTGAACTTTGAGCAATGAAAAGGGTTATATCAAGTGGCAACTTCTCAAGAGACTCCCTACTCTTGGACGGGACCGGCAACGGATTACCAGCTTCATCAGTGACATTCCATGCCACGACAAGCGGGGCGATGGTTGAAATAATGTCATCAATTGCCGGGGAATCAACCCTTGTCTTTGCGTCAAGTTCTTTCGCTTCTGCCGGAGTCAGCGACTTCATGTCACGGATATCTATCCAGAACTCCGGAAGAGAAAGTGACTCTAGGGTAAACCTTTTAACCTTTGATTTGCGATAAGCTTCCCAACTCATTTAGTTATCTCCTTTTTTCTTGATACTATTGTCTTGCCATCTGCTGTCTGCATGATGGTTGTCTTGAACCCATTAGAGACGAATTCACTCGAAAACATGACGATGAACTCACTCTTATTACCATTGGTGTCAATAAAACTGTATCTCTCATGTATGGCATCGCCTAGGACAGAAGCGAGCCTTACAATAGTTGATAGTTGCGGGATTACACGACCAGTCTCATACGCCGAAATCTGCCGACGGTCTACGCCTGTCGCCTCGGCGAGTTCAGCTTGCGTCATCTTCTTTCTCTTCCTAGCTATCTTAAGTGCTATTGCCACTAGAATTACACTCCTGAGAAACCCGAGTGCTTTTAGCACTCGGGTTTCGGAAACTATGCTGTCTGGTAGTTGTCTTCCAGGGACTTCAATATAATCACCGGCTTGTCCCCATCGCTTGAATCCCACAAGCCACGGAACGACACGCTTAGCCTTGCGTCAACTGCGCCACGGTCAATTTCCATCGGGGCTTCAAGATAACTGACCTTGGGCAGGGTAATCCTGAGACTGCGGAGAGTAGTACTAGAACCACGGACGAACTCGAAGATAAGTTCTTCCTGTGTGTTGTTCAGGTACTTGTTATAGTCATCGAACGTATGGAATGCCATCGTTGCCCTACCGGTGACTTCAAGCGGACCATGATACCCGAATGACGGATTCTGTGTCTGAGCACCAGTATGTACAACGGCGACTTCGCGGGAGAACGTGAACTCGGTGTCGATGATCTTCGTGGTGAGCACCGTTCCTGCTGAGACTGAACCATACCAACCCAGGAAAGGCGCTTCAGGTGTACCAACGATGGTGTTTAAGGCGCCCACGGCACCTATCTTGCCCATGAATGATGCCTCGAAACTGACCGCTCCTTCACCGGCATTGAAACGCAATGAGAGCGAGTTCTCAAGCATTCCGGTGAATTTTATCGCGTTGGTTTCAACGGCGCCTCCAGGAGCATTAACGTTAGTCTGGTCCTCGATGATGAACGACGGTGGTTCATTTGCTAACGTCATGGTATGGACTGTTGGTGTGCCAGCGGCAGCAGATACGGAGCCGAGTATGCCCCACAGGAAGTATCCGATCTCGTCAGGATACGCCATGCCGGAAAGTGTTACTTCTGAATGACCGACGCCCTGATAAGCGCCGAAGTCCTTCATGGCGATACCACGGAGACCGCTATCAAGTATCTGCTCGTAGTTGATTGAAACTCTCGGTGTTTCACATGGAATAATATGGTAGGCGCCATTGGCAGTACCGCTGCCCCAAGCGGTTTCGCCAGCAATGCCTACTTTTGTCCTAAAAGTCTGCGTCATGTTTCATTGACCTCCAAGTTATTTCTTGCGCTTCTTAAAGCTTCCCATTGGAATAGGTGGCCTTAAATCCTCATGCTTTTCCTCCATTTTATCAGGCTCCGGTAATGCTGACAAGACATCATCATATAAATATTCGCCATACTTCAATGTCTTAACAATTACCTCCGCTAACTCATTTTCGCACTCGACTATGCGGTCCGCCGGTACAGGGATTTCCATCCTGTTTACTACCAGCAGATTAGTGTCAATTGTTATTCGAACTCTCATTATGTCCTCCTAAGTGAATTGCTGGTCGCCCTTCCATTCGCGAGCAGTAACACGGAATTCAGCGAAACTGCACAGAACGGGCCCAAGCATTGTTTGATTCAGATTAGCTACTGCAGTCCTTGAATGCATTAATATCGGCTCATCGGCATCGGTAACAAGCCCGATACCCAATGTTTTCTTTTGCGTTAAAGAATCCATAATCCTTTCCGCTATCTGGAGCATCTCTTCATCAGAGTGCTCGCTATAGCTCTTGAAGCCAAAGATTGTTAAATCATGGTCGCGCATTACGGTCTGGAGAGAAGTCTCCGGGTACGTGATGTCGTTGGCGCCGTTCCACCTGATAACCCATGCATGAACGGGCTTAGTCGCCTCTAACTGTACCTGGAAAATCTTCTCGAATACCTCGGGCGTGACCGCACGTTGCGCCATAATGCGGACACGCGCCTTGCCCTCGGCAATACCCTCGATATTCTCGAGAGCTTCCTTTACCTTTTCCATCAGACGCCATATCTTTGAGTTAGCCATTATACGACTCCAGCCAGCTTCTACTTTGGCGAGAAATGCCCCTAGAAGCCTCGTTTTTAGCGTCCATTATGCTTAGACATGGAATCAGTCGCTCCATTAGCTGGACGCCTCTATTTTGCATTATATCACGCATTACGCACCACTTCCCCATAACCAATCACGCCATGACCAATCACAAGGTAGATGACATGGTCTCTTGCAATCGTAGAAGTTTATATCAGGCGCGGGTATCTCCCCCCACCCCTCCAGCATTGCAGTAAGACACCTGAACATCTTCCCATCCGGACCGATTGTTATGTAACCACTACCGCCACGGCACATACTCGAGCCTTTGACTTGACCCCAACTAAACAATCTCTTCTCATAACAAACATTAGGAAGTGTCTCTAATTCCTTAAGTTCCTTTGGATGATGATACCATGAGAACGATGGATCATCATAGAAAACATGTTGCTGATTTTTAATACCCTTGCTAGTTAACATCTCGGATAGCGCTTTTACTCTAGCTATTGTATTTGGCATAGCAACCATCGTCATGCTGTAGGAACTAACCTTGCTGGCGATAATGTCAACATTGTTCATGAACTTCTGAATGCCTTTATCTCCAATATGGTAATGAAGACTCGCGGTCCAACTGAAGCACTTTGAGTAATCCAATCCCTCTGGAAGATTCATGGTATTAGATGTGATTGCCCATTGTGGCAAGCTATTGGCTATCTTAACGAAGTCGTGGTGTTTTGTGACCTCGCCACCGCAAAATTCAATAGTGTATTGAAGTTTAGCAAAATGCTTAAGTTGTTTTATCCACTCGTCCCCGGTAATCTCGCGTTCGACAACGTATGTATGCTTATCTTGGAACGGGCAATACTTCAGCGACATGCCATCCGGCTGCAGGTAATACCCGCAGTAGGGGCAACCTAACCCGCATCTCCATGTCAAGAAAGCGATTAAGTGAGCCATTACGCTACTTTCCTCCACTCATCTTCCATGTGCGGATTCTCGAGCATTACATGAAAGGCAGTAGATTTCTGGTCAAGCATGACTTTCATTCCGTTAGTCCTCACATTATGACAGAAAGCAACGTGTTCGGAGTCTATATCTCCGGCATAATTGGATATCTTGGCTGCCCTGTTCGAGATTAGATAAACGGTGCCACAGGACTCCAGTTCAAGTAGTTTGCCGGAGCCAAGTTCAACACCCTTTGAATACGGCGGGGCCAGCCCGAATCGCTGTCCATCTCTGCGGAAAGCTAGGGTGTCGTAGTATTGTCCCCATGGTGAGTTTTCGAGGACAACAAGAGGGGCTACTACATCAGCGCCTAGCGATGTCATTCTTGAAAGCGAACTTGGCGACATGCTGACTATATCGCTATCAATCATCAGTATGTAATCAGGATTGGACTCGAGAGCCTTTTCTTTCAAGGCGTTTCGCCATCCGGCTATACGCTGGAACTTGGTACCTTTGATTACTGGTTCAATAATCGTAATAACTTCCCTGCCACCGAAGTCCAGTTCTGAAACACTCTCGGTCTTTGACGGATGCGACATGACAACGACCTTCATCTTCTCTTTCGGATAACCTATCTCACGAATCATCTTTGAGAACCTTGAGAGGTGTTCTTTGGTGGCATCCGGTCCAACAAGAGTGGCTACCGATACTGTCGGCAAAGAAACTATCCGTCTCCTGCCGTAGTCACAGGGGAACATGCAAGGCAACCCGCACATTGATTCGTTCTCTAGGTAAGGCGATTTCTCGTCAGTAGCATTCCCCAATAACTGCTTGTCCCACAGCATGGACGAGTAGCAACGATATATCCTGCCATCAGGCATGACTATACCGCTTGTTACACCGGCAGAGCACATCGCATTCGACGGAGTATCGTCCCACCACAGCCGATTAAAACCATGGAAGAAGTTGGAGAAGTCAAGCAACCTGCGAAGATTCGATGGGTCCTTGCGCCAATCAAAGGCTCTCGAGTAGAACGGAGCGACATTGACTTCGAGTCTCGCCATCCGTAGCGCCTTAACAACGTCACGGAGACCATCCAAGTAACTGGGATGGGCAACAACAGTTACCGCTATATTCTTAAACCCCTGCTTACGAAGTGCTGCCATTCTCTCGATGAACCAACCTAGATTTGAATACGGAGCTGGTGCTGTCGGATGGAAAGAAGCTGTCCATGCTCTGCACTTGCTGGGGTCAATCCCCTCTGTTGAAAGTATCGTATTTGAGGTAATAGCCCATGTAATTCCGTCAGGCAGATTGTTAACAAGTTCTTTGAACCCAGGGTACATCAACGGCTCACCGCCTGTGAATTCAACAAGCCCCGGTTTCTTCATTCGCTTGTTAATGAAGTCCAACCATTCTTTCGGCTCAAGGTGCTTATCTATCTTAACGTTGTTAATGCCTTGGAACATATTGACACAATGACCACCCTCTGACGGCACATAGTCGCAATAGACGCACTTTGTCTCTGCTTTATTACCTAGATTGCATGACCATGTCGGCACAACAATCATATTGCTTTCTTCGCCAGCATAGTTGTTCCCATCCGCATTAACAGGGAAACTCTTAAGTAGCCTATCAACAGAGCCTTTCTCGTGCTCCTCTATAAGAGGCATCCAGTAGTTATCAATACAGTAATCCCAATCGAACTGCATAACGTGCTTGCGGGCATTGTCACCAAAAAATTCCTTGTTGATACTAAGAGCATTCTCTAACGCCTCGGTTATCTTTTCTATCTCAGGAAGAAAATGCCAATTACCGAGATTGTAGAACCTCTTGTGATGGATAGGCACCACCCATCCCGCCCCAACAAGGTCAGGCATCCCTGTGGCATTCGTAACAATGACAGGAGTACCGGCAGCTTGGGCTTCACAGATAGGCATCCCAAAACCCTCCCCCCCAGAGCATGAGAGGAGAACGTCGCTGGCATTGTAAAGGACATTCATCTGCTCTTCGTCAATTCCAAGATGGTAATCGTATCTGTCAGGGAAACGAATTGAGTTATCGCCACCGAGAATATTGATTACCCGATAAAGGTCAATGCCTTGTCTGACGGGCAATGGGTCGGTATGAATATACAACATTGAATTCGGGTGTTTGGCATGGAACTTCAAATACCCCTCGATGTTTTCCTCAAAGCACTTGCGTGAGGGGTTGCTCTGGTTGGCCGCTACCATGGAGACAAGGAACATATCATCCGGTATACCAAGGACTCTTTTTGCCCTGCGTTTTGACTCTATGATGGTGGGGGCGAGGGGCCTCATAATCTTCGTATCAATAGAGTTCGGGATGTAGATAAGATTCGGAAACTTGGCTTCTTTGCTTATCGTTTCAAGACCGAATTTCGACATTACGATACTCTTGACAGACCCGCCAAGATTGGCAAGTATCTGCGGTGAAGCAGGATGGCTGTCGACGGGAAACCACGGAAACCACTTGTCGGGCAGTTTCTTGCCAAAGTCCTTGAGGACCCAGTTGTCAATGATGGTGATTACCATGTCGGCGCCAAACTTCTTGGCATGCGCTTCAATTACGTCGTTTCCCCATCCCTCAATGCCGCACGGATATATATCAACCCCCTCGGCATTGATAATCCCACCTTGAAGGCCGAAGAAGGCTGATATTGCCATCTTGTGACCACGCTTCATTAACCCGTTAACAAGGTATCGGGTTAGCTTGCCATAGCCGCTCGCGCACCATGGCGCATTGCTGTGAACCATAATCCTAGCCATAGTCTCTTTTGCTCCTTATATATATTCAGTTGTACTGTGAACCACCGATTACTGGAAACGATCCTTGTGTGTTAAGAATTCTTCGCCCCAGAAGAACTGCGTATCAATATCCCCATAATCATGTGCCGCATCAACATCAGAACCATCAGGAATACCCATGTGCTTCCTGTAGTCCATTTCAGCTTCTTTGGCAATGCGCTGGAAGTGGTCAACTTGTGTGAGATAGTTGACAACGTCTGCTTCCAACGTAGAGGATTGTGTTCTGGCTTTTTCAGCGGCCAGTTGCTTCGCTAATTTGCTGGCAGCCAGGGCAGCTACCGCATAGCGATCATTGTCCGGGACTGTGCAACTTGAGGACGTTGCGCTGTGGGGTACGGTGTACGTCACACGGACAGTATCAGATGACGAGGGTGTGTCATCGATTAGGCGAAGTGTGTAACTCGCAGTTCCCTGATA